ATGAACAAACTGAGCGATACCTTGCTAAGGAAACTTCATGGTAAGCCAGCGGAGAAAAACACGTTTTATAGTGATGGCGGAAACCTGAGCGTGAAATATTTAACATCAGGGAAATTGACCTGGTATTTCACATACAGGGCCGGAACGGGAAGGGAGACACGACCCGAACGCATTAAGCTGGGAAGTTATCCTGATCTGAGCCTGAAAGCAGCCAGGGAAAAAGCCGCACAGTGTCGCACATGGCTGGCTGAGGGGAAAAATCCACGTCATGAGATGAATTACACCGTACAGGAAGCGTTAAAGCCCGTAACGGTTGGCGATGCGCTCACCTACTGGCTTGAGTATTACGTAAAGGAAAACCGCGTGGATTATATCGCCCTGAAAAGGCGACTTAATAATCACGTAATACAGCAGATTGGTGCTATGCCGCTGGATAAATGCGAGCTACGGCACTGGCTGGCCTGTTTTGACCAGGTGGCAAAGCGAACGCCTGTTACTGCCGGATTCGTGCTACAGGCGTGCAAACAGGCGCTTAAGTTCTGCCGTAGGCGGCGCTATGCAATCAGCAACGTTCTGGACGATCTGAACGTGGCGGACGTTGGGAAAAAACCGGATATAAGCGAACGTGTCTTAAGTAACAAAGAACTTGGCGAATTATTGCAGGCACTGGACAAAAAAATATTTTCCCCTTACTACGTCGCGTTAATCCGCCTCCTGATTGTCTTCGGAGCCAGGACGGTAGAACTGAGGCTATCGGAGATCGGGGAGTGGGATTTTACGGAAATGCTATGGACCGTTCCGAAGGAGCACAGCAAAACGAAGGTCGCAATATTCCGGCCCATACCGGAAGCGATCCTGCCGTTCGTCACGCAGCTGGTGGAGCAGAACAGGCACACGGGCTTATTGCTGGGGGAAGTGAAACAGGAGGCCAGCGTATCGCAGTATGGAAGATTAGCGCACAGGAGGCTTAATCATCCTCACTGGTCACTGCATGACATCCGGCGCACCTTTACAACCATGCTGAACGATTTAGGCGTTGATCCGCATGTCGTGGAGCAGCTTACAGGTCATCAGATGCCAGGAATTCAGCGAGTTTATAATCATTCCCGTTATCTGGATGCTAAACGCAATGCGCTGGATATGTGGATGGAGCGGTTAGGGATACTGGCGGGAACACATGAAAACGTAACCACGCTACCAGTAGCCAGAAGAAAATAATTTTTTTCGTGTTTTTTCAGTATGCGCATACTGGATATGCGAACAGATACAACATGCAACAATGAGCAACAATGAGCAACAATGCGGAACAACTACGAACAAGAGACGAAAAAGTGTACGGATTTATAAGTAGCTGATTTTTAATGTGTTACTGGTTTTTTATACACTAGCGAATCACTCTTTAAATAGCGAGAAAAAAGGCATGAAACAATATTTTATGCCTTTGTATTAACATGAATTTAAATGATTTTATCCTGATTATTCCTGTTTCTGTAAACCATACGACCTCAACATTTGCCAACTCTGAATCATCCTGACACAATCAGACACATCCCAACGCAATAGAACACGAAATAACTCTTTAAGAAACGAAAGGGGGCAATAGTGTTAAGCACTGATCGGTTTATACGTGAAAAAGAATGCGAAAAGCTAACAGGCCTTAGCCGCTCATGCCGCTACCGCCTGGAAAAGGCCGGACAATTCCCATCACGTCGTAAACTTGGCGGTCGTTCCGTTGGCTGGTCTTTATCCGAGGTTCTGGCCTGGAAGGATAGCTGCAAGGCAGTTCATTAATCACGCTGGCGGCACACAGCCGCCACACATCAATCATCTGAACACAGAGCTATAACCATGAAGATTGAATATACGCCAGAACGTGGGCGGGGATTCGTTCGCCCTGGTGAGACTGGAAAACCACAAAATTGGGGTTTTTCAGGCATAAAAAAAGCGGCCCCGAAATGGAGCCGCCTTTCTGAACAGATAACACGCTGCGCCGTTTGTGTGTGTGATCCCAAACATAAGCACGGGGATGATAGCCGCTATCAGGCTGGTGGGCAATGCAATCAGTCTGGTTCAGTTCGTTGCCATACCTGCAATGAGCGCTTTTCCCTGTACTCTTTAAGGAATTGCTCAAGGGCAAAAGCACATGGCGCGAATCTTTCTGATTCATGCTCTATCTTTCTGCGCCGTCTTTTCCGTGCCGGTGATAATGTTTTGGTCAATTCTTTATCGGTCATTGTGTTGTCCTGCATAGCAATGCGCCGTAATACCTCACACCACGGCGCTGATAGTTTTTATCCTTTGGGTTCTATACCGCGCCGCTTTAGTTCAGTACGCCCCAACTCTTTAAGCCAGTTGGCTAGGCTTATGCCGTCGCTCTGTGCTTCTTTATCGAATTGCTCTTTTAGCTCTGGAGAAATTCGCATTCTGAATTGTGGGGATTGCCCGTCCCCTTTAGGGCTTTTATCGCGTTTGATTGTTGACAAGTGGTCACCTATTGAATTAGCCTTTCTATTGTTAGGTGGTCACCTTAACACAAGAGCACTTAAAAAAGCAAAGCCCCGCAAGTGTCATTACCACTCGCAGGGCTTCTAACCAACAACGTAAACTAGGAGCCGTTATGGTTGCCGTAAATCATATAACACACCTTGTACACACACAAACGGCCTTTGTGTGGCGTTTTCTGGCCCTGAGTGCCGGAGAATCTCAAATCATCCACGTAACCGCCTGGACGGAACGCGAAGCGCGTAGCCGTTGCCCGTCAGGTTGTGTTGCTGTATTTGCCGCTCGTATTCGTCAGGGGTCACATCATGAGTAAAAACCGCTTGCAAAAAATTATCACGGGGCTGTATGCTTCACCCGTCGCCCACATGGCGACCGGGTTTAGCAGCCTGAATAAATTGGCGGACAGCCGCCCATATCCGATAAGCGGTTTTTTTGTGTCCGTAAACCTACCCATACCCGCATTATGGCGGGGCGTAACGGGGGAGCCTTTGCGCTCGCTGGTTTCCCAATTTGCCAGTCTGCTAACCCTGTTACGTCTCGCCACCCCGTTTAGCAGCGTAGTGGTGAGACTCCTTAACATTAAATTGGGAGCCTTTCACATGGCTGTATCCGCACGCCCTTACTTTGTCTGGCGCTTTATGCAGTGCCACCACAGCAGCATTGATATTTACACCGTTACCGCAGCCACTGAACGCGAAGCCCGCGCCCAGTTGCCGCACGCACATCTGATTTTTGTCGCCCGTATTCGTCAGGGGGTGCGTCATGTTTGAAGTGCTGATAGTGATAACCAGATATCACAATGAAGCGGTAATGAGCAGAAGGGAGATAAACACTTACCGCTACAAGAGCCGCCGTACAGCGGTAAAAAAGTTTGGGCAAATAGCGGAAGTGATTAAAAACGATTCCTACCGTGTGCGACAGGTAAAAGGAAACCCGTGTAAATACGTAAGTTCAGTGGAGTTAAGATATGTTGCAGAATAAAACCACACCGAACGCAGCAGCCGCACTCACTACGCTGATGCACGCGCTTATTGATATTGAATGCACGGCAGAGCTTGCGCAGGGAGAAGAACAGAAAGACCGGACAACGTTAGCCCTGGAATATATCCGATACACCGCTACGCGGTCGCTGAATGACGCTAAAAATATTCTTGTTGCTGATTGTGAAAATGGGGGGGTTATGCGTGATGATCGTTTTAATTCCCTGAAACAGGAATTTTCCGGCGTTCCTGATGATGCGGCTGATGCGCTTTCGTCAATGCCAGAACTTATTAGAGCGGCTTTTTTCTTACTTTCCACGAAAGAATATAAATCAACGGGACTTGATGTACTGAATATCGCCGCCGATTATGCGGAATATGTGGCAGAGGCGCGTTACAGAAGAAAATTTCCTGAGGATGTAAGCCATGCGTGATATTTACCTCGAAACAATAGACCGCGCATTTCTTGCACTTTCTCACAGTGAAAACATGCTGGAAATATTGCGCATATGGCTTGAAACACTTGGCGACAATGAACGCGACAAACAAAAATCAAGAATTGCCACGGCATTAATAACGCTTCTTGAGCCTGTAATAATGGAACTGCAAGAAATAGATCTATTGCACGACAGATATAAAGAACAGCACACCGGAGAATAAAAATAATGAAACTTAAATATTCTGGCTTAACTGCCAGTGGCAACACTCACCCTAAATTTACGCGCGGTGATATTTACCGCGACCAGTACGGCGGCACGGTAATGATTAAGGGCGTGGAAGAACGGCGCGTAACCTACCGCCGTGAAGGTTACGAATATGATTGCGTGATGCCTGTTTATCAGTTCCGGCGTGATTTTTCTCTGGTACAGACCGCGCCGCATAACGTGCCCACCAGCAACGCCAGGGCACGGGCAAACATCCAGAAGCTGAAAACCATGATTAACGGATTCAGGGGTAAAAAATGAAACTGGCACCGAACGTAAAACAGCAGTCACGCGGCATAAAACACAAAGGAACAGAAGTCATTATTTTTGCGGGTAGTGATGCCTGGGCACACGCGAAACAATGGCAGGAACATGATGCGCGTATGGCCGGAGATAATGAGCCTCCTGTGTGGCTTGGGGAGCAGCAGTTATCAGAACTGGATAAGCTGCAAATTGTGCCGGAAGGCAGAAAATCCGTGCGCATATTCAGGGCCGGATATCTTGCGCCAGTAATGATAAAGGCGATTGGCCAGAAGCTGGCGGCGGCAGGCGTACAGGATGCAAATTTTTACCCTGATGGTATGCACGGTCAGAAGGTGGAGAACTGGCGCGAATATCTGGCCCGTGAGCGCCAGAATCTTTCTGATGGTCTGGTCATTGAGCTTCCGGTAAAGCAAAAGGCGCAACTTTCGCAGATGGCGGACAGTGAGCGCGCGCAGCTGCTTGCCGATCGCTTTGATGGCGTTTGCGTACATCCTGAAAGTGAAATCGTTCACGTATGGCGCGGCGGGGTATGGTGTCCGGTCAGCACAATGGAACTTAGCCGCGAAATGGTGGCGATCTATTCAGAGCACAGGGCCACTTTCAGCAAGCGCGTAATCAATAACGCCGTGGAAGCGTTAAAAGTTATTGCCGAACCAATGGGCGAGCCGTCCGGCGATTTGTTGCCGTTCGCCAATGGTGCGCTTGACCTGAAAACGGGGGAATTTTCCCCGCACACGCCGGAGAACTGGATCACCACGCACAACGGTATTGAGTACACGCCACCAGCACCAGGGGAGAACATCCGCGATAACGCGCCAAATTTTCATAAATGGCTTGAGCACGCAGCCGGAAAAGACCCGCGCAAGATGATGCGTATATGTGCCGCGCTGTACATGATTATGGCGAACCGGTACGACTGGCAGATGTTTATTGAGGCCACCGGAGACGGCGGAAGCGGTAAAAGTACATTCACGCACATAGCCAGCCTTCTGGCAGGGAAACAGAACACGGTAAGCGCTGAAATGACATCGCTTGATGATGCTGGTGGACGTGCGCAGGTTGTCGGGAGTCGTCTTATCGTCCTGGCAGACCAGCCGAAATATACAGGCGAAGGAACGGGCATCAAGAAAATCACGGGCGGCGACCCCGTGGAAATTAACCCGAAATATGAAAAGCGTTTCACGGCGGTAATCAGGGCGGTGGTGCTGACGACCAACAACAACCCGATGATATTCACCGAACGGGCCGGAGGCGTGGCACGTCGTCGGGTTATTTTTCGCTTTGACAATATCGTTAGCGAGGCAGAAAAGGACAAGGATTTGCCGGAGAAGGTCGCGGCTGAAATCCCTGTGATTATCCGCCGATTACTGGCGAACTTTGCCGACCCTGAGAAGGCACGGGCTTTACTACTGGAACAGCGTGACGGTGATGAAGCACTGGCAATAAAGCAACAGACGGATCCGGTTATTGAGTTTTGCCAGTTCCTGAATTTTCTGGAGGAAGCGCGCGGCCTGATGATGGGTGGCGGTGGCGATTCAGTGAAGTACACGACCAGAAACAGCCTTTACCGCGTCTATCTGGCGTTTATGGCATACGCAGGAAGAAGCAAGCCGCTAAACGTGGCTGATTTCAGCAAGGCCATGAAGCCAGCGGCAAAAGTTTACGGATGTGAATATATAACGCGCAGGGTTAAAGGACTTACGCAAACCAATGTGACAACAACAGAGGATTGCGACGCGTTTTTATAATTTTAGACAAAAGCCCTCTACCTCTTCTACCTAAAGAAAATAAATATAAATTATTCAATATGATAAGTGGGTAGAGGGGCAGGTAGAAGGCAAATAAAAGCCCTCTACCCCCTCCACCATGATTAAGGTTGTTTGTGAGGGGCGGGTAGATGATGGGTAGAGGGCCACGAAAGCCCTCTACCCATCTGAAAGCCGCGCCATTACTGACCTGAAAGATGATTAGGTAGAGAGGTAGAGGAGGTGCACCACAACCTAAAACTTTTTAAACGAGGGGGTAAAAATAAATGTGCATACATCAAAATCACTTAACAAACATGCCGACCGAAAACATGAATCAGGGGCGACAAATGACCAAAATGCGCAGAGACAGAACACAGCAAAAATATAAAGCGTTAGACATGACAGAGCTTTCCCTAAAGGTGGCAATCAAAGTTATAGACCGCCACACACGGGAAGGATACGCGAAGGAGAATCCCGAACTGATAAGCGCATTCATGACAACGGCAGCTGCAAACTTTGCCACGCTGACAGAACGGGAGATTGCCGAAGCGGAACAGGTAACAACCATCAACGTTAAAACCGGAGAGGTGGAATCATGA